TACAACGGGAAGTAATAATACTTTTGTCGGGGACAATTCTGGTGGGGCTACGACAACAGCCGATCATAACACTGCCGTGGGTGCTAGTGCTTTGCTGGTTAATTCTACCGGAGCAGCAAATGTTGCGGTTGGTAAAAGTGCTTTGGCTGCCAACACTACGGGAGCAGACAATGTTGCGATAGGCGCTTTAGCTTTAGATGCAAATACAACAGCAAGTGAAAACACGGCTGTAGGTTCATCTAGTTTAAGCACAAACACCACTGGCGCAGAGAATGTTGCTGTTGGTTATAGTGCTTTATCAAACGCCACCACAGCAAGTTACAACACCGCAGTGGGTAAAAGTTCTTTAGGAAGCAATACAACAGGTGCTAACAACACTGCGGTAGGTAAAAGCTCTCTTAGTAGCAACACTACCGCAAGCCGCAACACTGCTGTGGGCAAAGACGCATTAACAGCAAATACCACAGGTGCAGAAAATGTTGCAGTGGGGTCGTTAGCCTTGGACGCGAATACAACAGGCAACCAAAATGTTGCTGTGGGAGACGCGGCCCTGAGTACCGCAACTACAGCGTCATCCAACACAATGGTAGGTAAATCGGCAGGAAATGCGATTACCACGGGCGCAGAAAACGTGGGAGTGGGGGCTTCAGCACTGGCGGCTGCTACCACAGGCGGCAGCAATGTTGCAATGGGCTATTTAGCTCTGGACGCTAATACCACGGCAAGCAGCAATACTGCTGTGGGAAGGGAGGCTTTATCAGCAAACAGTACAGGAGCCAGTAATACTGCTCTTGGCCGCAACGCTGGCCTCAGTGTAACCACAGGCTCAAATAATCTTCTGCTTGGGTTCGATGCAGGTCAATCAGGCAGTCCCGGCGGTGCTATAAGCACAGGCAGCAACGAAATAGTATTAGGTGATGAAAATATTACCGAGGCGCATATCCAAGTGGACTGGACCGTTGCCTCTGACGCACGGGATAAAACTGACGTAGAAGATTTGAATGTAGGCTTGGAGTTCGTTAATCAACTACAACCAAAAACTTACCGCTGGGATCAGCGTAGTCTTTATGGCGATGAAAGAGACATTTTTCCTGATGGCACTTATAAGAAAGATCAGTTGGATGTGGGCTTTCTTGCACAGGATGTGAGTTCGTTAGAGGAGCAGCTAGGCTTTGGCAAATCAGACAAGAAAAATATAATCTCCAGTCTTAGTGAAGACGGGCAGATGTACGGACTTAAATACAGTAAGTTTGTGCCGATGCTGGTAAATGCTGTTCAAGAACTATCGGCTGAAGTAGAGGAACTAAAATCGAAATTAGGAGAATAAAATGGCCGTAACGAAAACACTCACAACCGCCGTGCCGCACGTTAAGTCGAGCAAGGTGGAAAAGTGGGACTTGAAAATGACGTATGAGAACGACAGTGAAGGCGATTCGACGTACTACACCAGCACGTTTTCTACAGACGTTAATAATGTAGATGATGATGGCGTTACGGTTTTTGCTAAAAAGGCGAAAGGCAGCTGGTCTAAATCCGAGCTAGAGGCGCTTTGCCCGACGAGCCATTGGGACGCGGTGTTTGCGAGTCAGGTGGACAGCGTAATTACCAGCCCACCGTCGAATCCTGTGCCAGATACAAGCTACACGATTCCGAGCTAATGCCAGAAATTCAATTTCAGAACTGGACCCTGCCTGCGGCATTTATGCTGGAAACCGATTTGCCTTCAGAAATGGTTGATGGTCTCAATGGTTATCTGGATGAACTTCTTGAAAGTGAGGATCGTCGCTCTCATGCGGGGACTCTGGTAGGCCAGATTCAGCATGGGCAGCAACTGACGATGAATCACGAAGCTCCTGAGTTAAAGGAGTTTTCTGATTTAATCTGTGGTCTTGGAATTGAGTATATCAAGAACTTCAGCCAGCAGACGGCAAACATCCTGACAGGAACACGCAAGGTCGAGGTTGACGAGTTGTGGTCAGTCCACAGCTTTGAGGGTGACTACAATCCTATCCATGACCACGGCACTAAAACGATCATGGGGATTTCAGTAACCTGCTGGACGAAAGTGCCGCAGCAGATACTGGATCAGCCAACGGCAGGAACGCCGAATTATAATCTTTACAACTCCAGTGGAGCTTGTGACGGCTATCTGGCATTTCAGTACGGCAGAAACTCGCTTATGGATGTTGAGCGGTTACGGCCACCGCAGTCCACATCGTTGCAGCCCCAGGTAGGAAAACTTTATATGTTCCCGTCATGGCTACAGCATATGGTGTATCCGTTCAAGGGTGAGGGCGAGCGCAGGACAATCGCGTCGAACCTGAACGTATGGGACATCACCGATCAGATTGCAAAACAAACCGAAGAAGTCAATTAGGGGGTATATATGGGTACGATAATGACAACAATCAGCGTATTGACGATGATTGTTACTGTTGCGAGCCTTGTTGCGGCATCGACGCCGACACCGAAGGATGATGTGTGGATCGGTAAACTCTACAAGCTGGTTGATTTGCTGGCTTTGAATATAGGAAAGGCGAAGCAGAAATGAATTTTTTCAGTCGATTATTAGGCTTTTTTTCCAAAGATACAGAGCCTGTCAGTGAGTCGGTTCCTATTGGTGTGGGAGCCACTTCTGAGGTTCCTGACGAGATGGTCAGGGCAAGGGACGGGAAAGGCCGGTATATCGCTGATGATCCCGAAACAGAACAGGACGAGGCTTGGGTTTCAAGAGGAAAGAATGCGAGAAAAACTGGTTGAAATGCTGAAGGTGCATGAGGGCGTGGAAACACACGCTTATAAATGCAGTGCATCAAAGATTACGGTCGGGGTTGGCAGGAATATAGACCCTGAAGGCGGGATAGGCTTGTCAGATGATGAAGTGGACTACCTTCTTCAGAATGATATTGACCGTGTTGTTTCAGAGCTTGATTCTGAATATGGCTGGTTTGCGGGTCTTGATGATGTTCGTCAGGATGCAATGATCGACATCAGCTTTAATCTTGGTCAGACACGCCTGAGAGCGTTCAAGAAGGCGCTTGCAGGAATGGCTTCCGGGGACTGGAATGAAGCAGCCGATCAGTTCATGGATTCCAGTTGGTCTGGTCAGGTGGGTAACAGGGCGAAAGAACTGACCCAAATGATCCGTACCGGGTCGTACTAGGGATATTTTTATGGGCATGGGCGGAAGAATTGGCGGACAGGGGGGCTATGAGCAGCCTCAGTTCGGTGGAGGATTTGGTGGGTACCAGCAGCCTCAGTTCGGTGGAGGATACCCAAGCGGCCCTGGCAAGGGCAGAGCGCCGATGGCCCAGCCTCTTGCTCCGCCAGGGCAGTATCCGGGGGGGACGGAGTTAGAGGCGGTGCAGCGGGAACAGCCATCTCCTTCGCCTCTTCGTCCGGTTGCTCCTCCTCCGACTCTTCGTCCGCCTGTTGCTCCCCCCCCGATAGACCAGACTCCGGTTGCTCCTCCTCAGATAATGCAACCGATGCCGTTTTCTTCTTATGGCAGTCCGGGCAAAGGGATGAGACCGCAGCCGTATGGCAGAGGATTTGGCAGAGGATTCGGTGGAGGATTCGGTGGAGGATTCGGTGGAGGATTCGGTGGAGGATTCGGTGGAGGATTCGGTGGAGGATTCGGTGGATATCAACCTTCTCCCTATATGCCTCCTTCTCCGTATGGCGGTTCATTTGGCGGAGTTTTTAATCAGGGTTATGGAGTGCCGAGAGGAATAGGTTCTTTGCTTTCAAGCTACCCGTCTTATATGCCTCCAAGAATGCACTTCAATCCCTATGTGAGATAACTATGCCGTTAACCAAACTACAGTTTCAGCCAGGAATAAACAGAGAAGGTACTGAGTACAGTGCTGACGCTGGCTGGTATGACGCTGATAAGGTTCGGTTCAGGAAGGGCAGGCCAGAAAAGATAGGCGGCTGGGAAAAATATAGTTCTAATTCGTTTCTTGGCGTATGCCGGTCTCTGGAGGACTGGGTAGTCATTGATGGAATTGCTTACATTGGCCTTGGAACCCACCTCAAGTTTTACGTTAACGAGGGGTCATCTTTTTACGATGTAACACCTATAAGAGCGACCACCAGTGCCGGTGATGTCACCTTTGCCAAAGTTGCCAATGATGACGCTACGATAACCGTCACCGATACAAGTCATGGAGCGGAAAAAAACGATTTTGTCACGTTCTCAGGGTCGGATAGTCTTGGTGGGAATATCACCGCAACGGTGCTCGATCAGGAATACCAGATTGCCAGCGTTACTAGCGCCAATGTTTATACCATAGAGGCCAAAGATACTGATGGTGATGAGGTTCTTGCCAATAGCAGTGATTCAGGGGATGGCGGTTCTTCTGTCGTAGGGGCATACCAGATCAATACCGGGCTGACTAACTACGTTCAGGGTGTCGGGTGGGGTTCTGATAAATGGGGCGCAAGTACCTTTGGTAGTGCGAGCAGTCTTTCTGCTGCTGGTCAGTTGCGTTTGTATAGTCAGGATGTCTTTGGCGATGACCTGGTTTTTAATGTACGCGCTGGTGGCGTGTACTACTGGGATGAGAGTGCCGGAACATCAACCAGGGCCACTGCGTTATCTGCCGTTTCAGGAGCCTCTGACGCGCCAACAATAGCATTACAGGTAATGATGTCGGATGTAGACAAGCACGTTATCTGTTTTGGAGTAAACCCGATTGGTTCATCAACCATTGATCCGCTTCATGTCAGGTGGAGCGACAGCGAGTCTGCCGCAGACTGGACTCCAACAGCGATTAACAGTGCTGGTGGCGTAATTCTCAGCACAGGCTCTACGATTATCGGGGCGTTAAAAACAAGACAGGAAATACTTATCTGGACTGATGCCGGTATTCATTCCATGAGATTTATTGGTTCTCCCTTCATTTTCCAGTTTAGTGTCGTTAACGAAGGCATTTCCATGATTTCGCCTAAAGCTGCGATAAACGCAGGCGGGGCCGTTTACTTCATGGATCGTGGTGGTTTTTATGTTTATAACGGTTCTGTACAGAGAATCCCGTGTTCTGTGCTTGACCATGTATTCAGCAATATCAATATCGACCAGTCTTTTAAGGTTTTTTCCTCTACCAATGCAGATCATAACGAGGTGACTTGGTTTTATCCAATAGGCTCTAATGAAACAGACAACACGAATTATGTAACTTATAACTACATGGAACAGCTTTGGACGATTGGCACGATGGTAAGAGGTGCCTGGATTGAGGCTAACAGCAAGAACTACCCGATTGCGTCCTCGGTAATTACCAGTTCTGACAATAACTACATCTATATTCAAGAGCGGGGGCATGATGCTGATGGTTCAGCGATGACCGCTTACATTGAATCAGGGGATGTAGAGATGGGCGATGGGGAGCGGTATATGCTGTTAAGCAAGCTGATTCCTGATTTTACCTTTAAGGGAAATACAGACGATGCCTCGATGGATGTAATCATCAAAGGAAAGGATTTTCCTTTAGAGGACACGACAACCTTATCGACCTCTACAGTTACCTCAACGACAAAACAGGCATTTTTAAGGGCCAGAACCCGTTCCTCTGCTTTCCGCATTGAAAGCAGTGAAAGCGGCTATGGCTGGCG